TAGGCTTTCACTCCCTTGTGGGTTGGTGTTTTCCATTTGTCATCTCAATAATCGCCAGAAACCTTCTGGACGGAGGTGTAGCCTAAAGGCTACAGAATCTTCCACTTCTTCTCTTTAATCACAGTTTCCGAGGCCAAGCCTTCTAGGTGTCCTGTAAGTAGTTCAATAGTTTTAATGTGCCTGTAAGCGTCTTCACGCTTATCACATTCTTCTCCACTTGTGTTAATTATTACACTAATCTGTTCTTTTTTCAAGTTATCTATGACTTCTTTGAAAAAGTCATCATTTAACAGGTTTTTAGCCCATTGTGCCAGTACGTGCTTGTCCATATTGGTTTTGTATTCCAGAAATAATGTCGTTAATACTCAAGCTAGATTTAGCAGGATAACCTTGTTTGCTACCCAAGATGCCCATTAAATCGTTGTAACTCAAGCTAGATGGCTGCGAGTATTGGATAGGCTCTGGTACTAGACCATATTTAGGGTCTAGGAACTTTTCCCATTGAGTGCCACGCAACAGGTTTCTGTCGCCAAAGTTAATTGGAGGCAATACAGTAGCAGGCCCCACACTTGGTTTTGGTGGAGTAGTCCAAGTAGTAGGAACATTAATAATTGGGTATTGAGTAACACCTCCAGTTGTAACTCCATCGGTTGCAGCGTTAATACCTGCAATAGTAGTCCCAATTCCAATAATCCTAATAATATCAGATGCAGTTAATGGTGTATCTGTAGTAGTTGAAGTTGTGCCTGTAGGTGTTGTTACTACTGGAGTTGTAACTATAGGAGTTGTAACAACAGGAGTTATAGGTGGAGTAATTACTGTAGTATCAGGCTGTCTAGGTCTTTCAGTAGTAATTTCAATTTCTGGAGGAATGGTTGTTTCGCCACTTAAAATAGATGTAACAGCATTGAGTACATCTGGAGATACTTGTTCTGGTCTGTTTGAAGTTACAGCAACAGTTGGAACTTGTGCAAGAGTGTTAATTAAATCAGTTGCAGTAATTGGTGCTCTAGCAGCATCAATAAGCAAAGTATCTGAAGCATTTGTTACTGGCAATGCGCTAGTAATAGAAGCAATATCTGCTGCACTTGCATTTTCTAAAAACTGATTAATTTGTGCGTTTGTTAATCCTGCGCCTTGCATTCACCTTGAAGAATATCATTACCAGAAAGACCTGCTGTAGCACCACCAAGAATAGCATTACCCAATGCACCTGTAGCTATTTCACTAGCACCAGCACCTAATATTGCATTACCAAGCAAGCCACCCGCACCAGATGCAGCCAATCCAATCTGAATCAAAGGCATCAATTGACCTATATCAGAACTTGATGCGCCTGTTGTATAGAAAAGTGGAGTGCCGTCAGGAGCAAACTGAACACGATAGCCTGTGTTACCTTTACCTGCTGTAGTACCGCCAAATGCATTGCTTCCTGTTTCGTAGTTATTTGCAATGGCTGTGCCTGTAAGTTTATTGCCGAATGTGGTTTCTCCAGTTTCTCCAACTAACTTACCATTTACTGTCTTAATTTTTGATGGGTCAACTGGTTGAAGATATGTACCATACTCGCCACCATCTTTGGGAACACCATAAACAGTTTCAAGTTTTGCGTCTTTGGGAACTTCAACCATACGCATTTCAGGGTATTCGTAATCTCCACCATCTCCGTAACTACCTGTTAAAATTTTACCTGTAGGCTCATAAATATAAGTAGAAGTTTTTCCGTCTTCATCAATTTGGGTGCGAACTTGTTTTCCGTTGTACAGTGTTTTAATTGGTTCTACAGGAGCTAAAACAGGAACTTCACCAAATTGTTTAATGTCAGTAATGCCAGCAGTTGCCATCATTCTTGCCATATCAGCAGCATTAGCTTGCGCAGTCCCCCATCCCTGACCTTGCCATCTATCCGTCAGGTTTTGGTTGAGAATTTGTTGGGTTAATGTGGCAGTGGCAGCATTTCCAGTATCCGCAAGCACATTACCTGACGCATCAACGATTTTTCCTTCAGCAGTTAGAAATGTACCATTATTTAGATTAATTGGCGCTGACGTTGTTGCTGTTGTCGCTGTTGTCGCAGCTGGAGCAGTTGTCGTAGTTGTTGCAGCTGGAGCAGTAGTAGTAGTTGGAGTAGCTACAGATTTAACTGCTGCTGGCTCTGTACCTTGCGCTCTTGCTGCTGCAACAGCACGTGCAAAAGATGCCTCCTCGTTAGCATCAATAACTGTGTCGCCATTGCCTAAAAAACCTTTTGTCCAAAACTCTAAACCTGCTGGGTCTGCTTCACGACCAGTGTATTTGTCATATAACTGCTGAATAGTAAGCGCCATTATTAACCCCTAATTTCTACGTTAGATGTAATGCCAGCACCAATCTTCATTGCTTTTAATTGTGCTTCTGCTTCAAACTCTTGTTGCTTCATGGCAAAGTAAGCCTGTTGTTTCTCACGCTCTAGTTGCAACTTAGCAACTTCCTTCTCACGCATTAACTGCATTTCAAGAGCAGCTTTCTGTTGTGCCATCTCTGTATCAATCTGCATCTGTTGTTGTTTCAACTGGATGTCAGCTTGTGCTTTAGCTTGGTTAGCCTGTATCTCAGCCTGTGTCCTAGCCATAATTGCTTGAACTTCTGGAGGCATTTGTTGTTGTTGTGGAGGAGGATTACTCAATGCTTGGTCTTGCTCTGGCGTAATCGCCTTGTAGAACTCAGCACAATCTTTAAACCCTGCAATCTCAACCATGCGTCCCAATGTGCCACGATATTGAGCAGGTGAAACGTAAGGATTAGCAGGGCCGTACTGAGCAATCAACTGCTCTTGTTTAGCAAGAACCATAGTGAGCATAGCCATCTGTTCCTGACGATTCCCTGCACCCAAACCAACATTAATAGACACATCGTATTGGTTAGCCCATGTTCTAGGGTCAAACTCTACGAACTCACCACGCATACGAACCATTCGTGCTTTGTCTTGGTACTTACAGAGTAAATGCAAGATGCCTTGGAACAAAGACTTAACGCCTGTCTCGGCAAAGATTCGAGCCATTAGTTCTATCTTACCTGCGCCAGCTTGTTGCATTGAAGCTACCGCAGCAGCAGTCACGTTCTGCAAGATAGCAGGGTCTAAACCCTGTGAAGCATCAGATACGCCTGTACGCTTAGACTGAACTGTGTCCAGATACTGAAGCATTGGGAAAGCAGCTTGTGCTACGTTCTGAACAACTAACTGTTGAACAGCACCCTGTGACTTAGCCCTGATAACACCACCTGCGGTAGATGTAAGCAAATCGTCAAGGTTTACCTGACCCTCAACAGCAACCACTCGTGCATTGTTTGTCAGATATAAGTTATCCAACATCTGACGAGTAATAGTGGTCTTAATCAGTTGTAAGTCTGTTGTCCTATCTGCCAACGAGTTACCAAAGAACTTGTGTGGGATAGGAATAGGACAGATTGAGTGGAAAGGAACATAGTCAACTTCCTCAACCATTTCCTTACCATCTTCATCTTGAAGAATCTCGTTTGAAGCGTAGAAAACTTGGGTCAGAGCAGCAATGCCCTTGCCATTCATATCAGTTTTGACATAGCACTCAAAGACTTCAATCTCTTGCATCGCAGGGTCATCAGTCTGCGTTTGGTAAGGTTGCTCACCAGCAGAATAACGAGCCACTCGCTCTGGTGTGTAAGCCAAAGCATCACCCATCTGTAAGCCTTCAACTTGCTTCTTGTTAAAGCCCATAGCAACCAAGTCACTACGAGTCAACATCTGCCTGTGGGCTACGAATGGGCTATCAGCAATAGTTCTAGCCTTCTTGCTAATCAAGAACTCCTCTGGGGGAACATTCTCAATCGTTACCTTGCCTGACTTTTTCTTTTGTTGCACCACAACATTGTGTGTAGCACTCATCACAGGCATACCCATTGGGTCTATAACTGGCTGACCCATTGGGTCAATAATTGGAAATTCTGTCGTATCTTGCTCGACAATCTCCATTGTCTCATCACTCATCAACATTGCTAACTCGTCATCAGACAAGTCAAAGTAACGCTCTTTTGTAATGTCTTCTTTGTTTTCCCAATAAGCCTTAACGATTCCGTTCTTCTGCATCAAGGCATCTTTAAACCAATCGTGCAGAATAGACAAACCTTCGTTGTCCCTGTTGAATACCCAATTGCAGTAGTCAGTAGCTTGCTTGGCAGAGGCTTCGTCTTGTGGGCCTTGTGGCTCAAAGACTACGATATTGTCTGAGCCTGTAAAGATACGGACTAAGCTAGGTAGCGCACCATCAATTGCTTCTGCTACTTCGCCAGTAACGATTTGAGACTTACCCTCAACTTCATTACCATAGGGCTGTCGTAGATAAGCCTCCAGAGCCTGTTTGCGTTGTTCAACAGTTTCGCTTTCAATAAATCCAATTGCATCGTCAATCTCTGCTTGGATTATCGACATTAACTCGTTCTGTGCCATGCTTGTCCTTTGGAGGGCGTCCCATTCTGGGTTT